AATCTCCTTATGTGTTCTATGAGAGGTAGAGCAGGTCAAATTGTGGGTCAAGGATTTTCTGGTAAGAAAACACAACTTGGTGTTAAGATGTCTAAGACAGTTAAGAAAGTTGGATCTCTCAACCTGAAAACATTAATCGAAGAGAGCAAACTTATTTTCTGTGACTATGAAATTATTTCGGAATTAACAACATTCATATCTAAGCATAATTCATTTGAAGCAGAAGAAGGATGTAATGATGACTTAGCAATGTGTTTAGTCATATATGCATGGTTAGTTCAAATGGATTACTTCAAAGAACTAACTGATCAAGATGTTCGTAAGAGATTATATGAAGAGCAAAAAAATCAAATTGAACAAGACATGGCACCTTTTGGGTTCTTAGATGATGGATTAGGATCTGATAGTTTTACTGATAGTGAAGGTGATAGATGGTTCCAAGCAGATGAGTATGGTGACAGATCTTATATGTGGGAATACATGTCATGATAGATTTTGATGGTCAAATTAAACTTGGTCATCTCTTACTGCAAGATAGAAAGTGTAGAAGTTGTGGTGAAGTAAAAAATTTGGTGGATGGATTTTATAGAACTAGAAAAGATCGAGGTCCTGTGGCATCATCATATTCATATGAGTGCAAAGAATGCACGATTCATAGGGTAATTAACACTCCTAAAAAAGAAATTGATAGGTGGGAATACCCCGATTGGTAGTTCACGTCATATTTCCCCTCTGAAAATACCACAAATTCTAAATACCTTTAGATAAACTGAGACAACGGAGAGAAACATGGCGACTCCTCAATTATCTCCTGGAGTATTAACCAGGGAGGTTGACCTAACAGTAGGAAGAGCTGACAATGTTCTTGATAATATTGGTGGTATTGTAGGTCCTTTTGAGATTGGTCCTGTTGAAGAATTAGTTGATATCACAACTGAACAAGAGTTGATCAACACCTTTGGAAAACCAATTTCTACTGATGCTCAATATGAGTATTGGTTGACAGCATCATCCTTCCTTTCATATGGAGGAGTTCTTAAAGTCGGTAGAGTAGATGGTTCTTCACTGAACAACTCTAACGCAGCGGTTGGTTATGCCCATACTACTAGTCTGAAGATCAAGAATTTTGACAACTATGAGAATAGTCACTCAGGCGAAGCAGTAGAATTTGTTTATGCAGCAAAGAATCCTGGATCGTATGCTAACGATTTGAAGGTATGCTTTATTGATGATGCTGCTGACCAAATCATTGGTATTAACACTACCAACCTTGCTACCTCTGGTGCTGTAATTGGATACGGTATTACAACAGGTATTGATGCTTCTCTCCCAGGCATCGGAACAACATCTGCTTTTAATGGTTACGTAAAAGGAATCATTACTGGTCTTACCACCGACACCACTAACGGAAATAGCACGATTGAAGTCAAGATTGTTTCTAGAGTTTCTTCTGCTGGAACTGAAACTAAAATTGACTATGCTCAAGGAAATGGAAATAGTTCGTTTGAAACCGGTGATCGACTTTTCTTCGTTAATAACAGCGGAGTTAATGCTGGATTATCAACAATTAATACGATAAATTCTGGTCAAGTTCTTGATTGGTATGATCAGCAGACTTTAGGATTACAAAATACCACTGTTTATTGGAAGTCTGTTGCTCCTAAACCAGCAACTAATCCATATGTTGAAGATAGAAATGGTAGAAATGATGGATTCCACATCGCAATCGTCGATGATACTGGAACAGTAACAGGTATTCAGGGTAATATCTTAGAGAAGTTTACTGGTCTTTCTAAGGCAGTAGATACAATTTCTCAAGTTAACTCCCCACAAAAGATTTACTACAAGGATTTCCTTGCACAGTTCTCTACCTACATCTACGCCGGATATAATCCATCTCAGGCTGCTGATGCTTACAATAATACAACTCCAACTGCAACTGGATTCTCTACAACATACACACCTTACACCACTGGTGAAGGTTTGTGGGGTCAAAGAGCACAGGATACAGTATTCGCTGCTTTAGGAAACCAAGTTTATACTCTTAAAGGAGGAGTTGACTATTCTGCTGCAAATGGCATGAAAGCAGAACTTGGTGATCTAATTACTGGATATGATTTATTTGGTAATAGAGATGAGGTTCAAGTAGATTACCTCTTACAAGGACCAGGTTTACTTGTTGAATCAGACTCTCAAGCAAAAGCAAATAAACTGATTTCTATCGCAGGTAATAGAAAAGACTGTGTTGCAGTCATTTCTCCAGATAGAAATAATGTTGTTGATCTCACAAATACAACAACACAAACTGATAATGTTATAAGATTCTTCAGTGCTGTAAGTTCCTCTTCTTACGGTATATTTGATAGTGGTTACAAATACATGTATGATAGATTCAACAACAAGTTCCGTTACATCCCATGTAATGGTGATGTTGCTGGATTGATGACTAGAACCACACTTACATCATTCCCATGGTTCTCTCCCGCAGGTCAACAACGTGGTGTTCTTAACAATGCCATTAAACTTGCCTACAACCCAAATAAAGCACAAAGAGATCTTCTTTACACTGCTAGAGTAAATCCAATCATTTCTCAAACAGGAACAGGTATTTTACTTTTCGGTGATAAGACTGCACTCGCTTATCCATCTGCTTTTGATAGAATCAACGTTCGTAGATTGTTCCTCACGGTCGAGCAAGCACTTGAAAGATCAGCGCAAGCACAACTCTTTGAGTTGAACGATCAAACTACAAGAGCGAATTTCGTTAACATTGTCGAACCATTCCTTCGCGATGTTCAATCGAAGAGAGGTTTGATTGACTTTGTGGTAATTTGTGATGAAACAAACAACACTCCTGAAGTTATTGATAACAATGAATTCAGAGCAGATATTTTCCTGAAACCAACCAAGTCTATTAACTACATTACACTTACCTTCGTCGCCACCAGAACGGGAGTAAGTTTTGAAGAAGTAGCTGGTAGAGTTTGATTTAAGCATTTAAACATAGGAGGAACTAACAATGTCAACACTCAGAACGATTACTCAATTTAAATCAAAATTAGTCGGTGGTGGTGCAAGACCTAATTTATTTGAAGTTGAGATCCCATCATTTCCAGTTGCTGCTGGAGCAAATACTTGGAGAACTGGAGACAGTCAGGAATCTGACATGTTTAAGTTCATGTGCAAAGCAGCACAGTTACCAGCATCAAATATCGCTGAAATCGCAGTTCCATTTAGAGGTCGCACTCTAAAGGTTGCTGGCGACAGAACATTTGATACCTGGACAATCACTGTTATTAATGATGAAAACTTCTTGTTAAGAAATGCATTTGAAGCATGGATGCAAGGTATCAGTAAAAATAGCAATAATACTGGTGCAACAAATCCTGGCGATTACATGACATATGCACTTGTTCATCAACTTGGCAGAGGTGCAGACAGAGGTGCATCTTCCTCTGAAGCTTCAACATCTGTCGGAGGTTCAACAATAGTTCCTCTGAAGACATATACATTCTTTGACATCTTCCCAACTGAAATCAGTGACATTCCACTTTCTTATGAATCAACTGATGTAATCGAAGAGTATACCGTGACATTCCAAGTTCAATATTGGGAACCCGGAGCATACACTAAAGATCCTGCCTAAATAATAAGACAAGGAAGAGTTATTCTCATAAATTATGGCAAAGTTATTTGGGTTCTCAATCGAGGACACAGAACCTATATCACCTGGTGTTGTATCCCCCGTTCCTCCTAACAATGAGGACGGGGTTGATCATTATCTGAGTAGTGGATTTTTTGGTTCTTATGTTGACATTGAAGGTGTTTATAAGACTGAATTTGATTTAATTAAAAGATATCGAGAGATGTCTCTTCATCCAGAATGTGACTCAGCAATTGAAGATATTGTAAACGAAGCGATTGTTGCTGATACTAACGATTCACCAATTGAGATTGAACTTTCCAATCTTAATGCTAGTGATGGTATTAAAAAAAGAATTCGTGAAGAATTTAAATATATTTTAGAATTATTAGATTTTGATAGAAAAGCACATGAAATCTATAGAAATTGGTATATTGACGGAAGATTATATTACAACAAAGTAATTGATCTCAAGAAACCTCATGAGGGAATTCAAGAATTAAGATATATTGACGCAATGAAAATGCGTTATGTTCGTCAAACTAGAAAACCAAAAGGAGATAACTTTTCTAGATTAGCGAATAGAAACTCGGATAATCCAATGGATTATGAGTTTCCAGAAATTGATGAATATTTCATCTATAATCCTAAATCGACATATCCAACCGCAAATCCAAGTGCGATGGGTGGTCAGGGGGGAATTAAATTTACAAAAGATTCGATCACATATTGTTCATCTGGATTAGTAGACAGAAATAAAGGATCAACTCTTTCATATCTTCACAAAGCAATTAAGTCTCTCAATCAACTTAGAATGATTGAAGATAGTCTCGTAATTTACAGACTTTCAAGAGCACCTGAGCGTAGAATTTTCTACATTGATGTTGGCAATTTACCTAAAGTAAAAGCAGAACAATATCTGCGCGATGTTATGATGCGCTATCGTAATAAACTTGTATACGACGCTAATACTGGAGAGATTCGTGATGACAAAAAATACATGTCAATGCTTGAAGATTTTTGGTTGCCCCGCAGAGAAGGTGGAAGGGGAACAGAAATCTCAACTCTGCCAGGAGGTCAAAATCTTGGAGAAATCACTGATATTGAATACTTTAAGAAAAAACTCTACAAATCCCTTAATGTTCCTATCTCAAGAATTGAGGGAGATGGTGGGTTTAACTTGGGGAGATCTTCTGAAATCCTGAGAGATGAGGTCAAGTTCAGTAAGTTTGTTGGTCGTTTGAGAAAAAGATTTTCTCACATGTTCTTAGATATGCTCAAGACCCAACTTATTCTTAAGAACATAGTCACTCCTGAAGATTGGAATATCATGAGTGAGCACATTCAATTTGATTTCCTTTATGATAATCATTTTGCAGAATTGAAAGAGTCTGAACTTCTTAATGAAAGACTTACTATGACTCAAACTGCTGAACCTTATGTTGGCAAATATTTCTCACAAGATTATATAAGACGTAAGATTTTGCGACAAACCGATCAAGAAATCATTGAGCAAGATGCTTTGATCAAAAAAGAAATTGCTGATGGAACTATTCCAGATCCTAGTATTCCTGTTGATCCACAAACAGGTCAACCTTTGGATTCTACGGCAAGTATGGATTTAGGAAAACCAGTAATGGAACCTGAATTAGATGGATCTTCAACCGAAGCTCCAGAACTACCCAAAGGTGGTGAGATATAAATAACAAATAGTCACATTATAAACAAATAAATGGAAGAACTTTTAGATGCTATTGTGAATGACGAGTCTCCTTCAAAGATCAGCGATCAAATCAAAGATGTTTTGTTTGCAAAATCAGCTGAGAGAATTGATGCTTTTCGCCCCGTAGCTGCTGATTCACTTTTCGGTAATGGTGATGAAGTTGAAAATGAAATTGAAAATAGTGATGATGAAGAAGGGGTGGAGTAATTTATAAATAATCAATAAATGAATTTTAAAGAATAATGGCACATAAACCAGTAGGAACAGGATCCTCATTAGCAATAACAGGTGTTGCTGCAACTACTTCTGCTATTTCTCATCAAACGGAAGCAGTAAGAATTTGCGCTGTAGGATCTGCAGCTCATGTTGCGATCGGAACTGAACCAATTGCAACTCACACTGACTACTATATTGCTAGTGGCACTTCTGCTGTTTTAAGTGCAGGAAGACCTTCTTCACAAAAAGTTGTTGGTGTTACTACTGGAACTACAACAACTATTGATTTCCCTCAGGGAACTGGATCACCATTTGCCCCAGGCGATACTGTTTCATTGACAATTACAGGTGCTCAATCATACTTGAATTTTTCACACAAATTTGTAGAGTCAGTTAATACCACCTCTGGTGTAGGCGGATATTTTAATACAAGAATTGTAGTAACGCATGATTCATCTGGAATCAGCACAAACTACAGTGACACTGGTGGAAAAAATAACGCTGAATTAAGAAGTTCATTCAAAGTATCTGGTAGAACTGATACTGGTTCTGGCAAACTTTATATCCAACAAGTTCAAATAACAGGAGCACAATAATGAAACTCATCAGAGAAGAAATCGAATCAGTCGAGTTTCTTGTCGAACAAAAGAACGGCAAGAAATCAATGTATATTGAAGGAGTATTTCTTCAAGGAAACATCAAGAACCGTAATGGTCGTATGTATCCTATGGAAACACTTCGTCGTGAAGTTGGCAGATATAATGAAAACCATGTTCAAGCAGGTAGAGCACTTGGTGAACTTGGTCACCCCGAAGGTCCTACTGTCAATTTAGATAGAGTTTCTCATAAGATTGTTTCTCTGAAAGAGTCTGGATCGAACTTCATTGGTAAAGCAAAAATTTTGAATACTCCAATGGGTAAGATTGCTTCTTCTTTAATTGAAGAGGGAGTAAAACTCGGAGTTTCTTCGAGAGGTATTGGTTCTTTAAAAATGACACGAGAAGGTGTCAATGTTGTCGGTGATGACTTTATGTTGGCAACTGCTGCTGACATTGTTGCCGATCCTTCTGCTCCAGATGCATTTGTTGAAGGAATTATGGAAGGTAAAGAATGGGTATGGGATGGAGGAATCCTACGTGAAAAATATGCAGAGAAAACTTACAAACAGATTAACACATTAGTTGATCAAAAGCAACTTGATGAGAAAAAGTTAAGCTTGTTTAATGATTTTCTTTCAAATCTTTAATTTAATAAATAAATATAGTTTTAAAAAACGGAAATCGGAGAGTTCAAATGTCTCGTGGTAAAAAATTACAAGAAATGGAAGTAGGCACTAAGCAATCCAAAACTGCTGTTAACGCTAATGCACCAGCAGCTGCGCCAATGGATACTTCTGTAGCAGGTTCATACGAAGATCTTGGAGGTCCTACTCCTGAAAATTACAAGCCCGACGATGATTCTGCCAAGTTGAATACACCTGGCAAGACTCTGAAGCAAGTAAAAGATGTAGTTAACAAAGGCGCGAAACCCGCAATGGCAGCACCAGAAATGAAAAAAGAAGAAGAAGAGCTCGATACTGAAGCTACAATTGAAGAGGAAGAAGTTTCCACTGAAGATGTAGTAGCAGAAGAAGAGTCTACTGAAGAAGTTGTTGCCGAATATGATGTAGAAGAGGATGTTAATGCTCTTCTCGGCGGTGAAGAACTTTCCGAAGAATTCAAAGAAAAGGCAAAGACCATCTTTGAAGCGGCAATCAATTCTAAAGTCGCCCTCGTTAAAGAGGAAATCGAAGCACAATACCAAGAGAAGCTTGCTGAGGAAATCGAAGCAGCAAAAGAGTCACTCGCTGAGCGTGTTGATTCTTACCTTGAGTATGTTGCTGACGAGTGGTTTGAAGAAAACGCACTCGCCATTGAAAACGGTCTTAAGACCGAAATGACCGAATCATTCCTTGAAGGAATGAAGGGTCTTTTTGAAGAACATTATGTAACTATTCCTGAAGATAAGTATGATGTATTAGAGAGCATGGTAGAAAAACTTGATGATATGGAGACCAAGCTCAACGAGCAGATCGAAAAGAATATTCTCCTCAATTCCCGTCTCGCAGAGTCGGTTGCTGATGGAATCTTAGATCAAGTCTCAGAAGGTCTTGCAGAGACCCAGAAAGAGAAGCTCGCCTCACTTTCCGAAAGTGTTGAGTTTGAAAGCGAAGAAACTTATCGTGAAAAACTGGAGACCTTGAAGGAGTCGTATTTCGCCTCCAAACCACAGTCTTCAACTGCCAAAACTGAAACCCTCTCTGAAGGTGAAGCCTCTGCTCCAGAATCATATACTGGATCAATGGCATCCTACATGAGAACCCTGGGTTCATTAGGCAATACCTGAATTTAATATTAATTCAAACGTAAACATACCCTTTAAAGCAAATGTTCCAATCAGAGCATCTGCAGGAAAAGTGGGCACCTCTCCTCAACCACGAAGGTTGTGAGAAGATCTCAGATCCTCATAGAAGAGCTGTAACCGCAGTCCTGTTAGAAAACCAAGAAAAATTCCTTAGAGAGCAATCTGCCTTCGAGCAAGGTGGATCACTCCTTTCAGAAGCCCCAACCAACAGTGGTAACGCTGCTGGTGCTCAAGGTGCTTTCGGTGGTGACTCTACCGCCGCTGGCCCTACCGCTGGTTTCGACCCCGTTCTGATCTCACTGATCAGACGCTCCATGCCTAACCTGGTCGCTTATGACCTGGCTGGTGTTCAACCAATGAGCGGACCTACCGGTCTTATCTTTGCAATGCGCTCCCGCTACACCAATCAGAGCGGAACCGAGGCATTCTACGACGAAGCAGATACCGTATTCTCCGGTCAGAACGCTGGTTCTGGCGCTGCTATCGACCAAGACTTCGCTGACAACGTAGCTGGTATTGGTACTACAATTCAGTCTGGATCTAACCCTTCAGTTCTGAACCCTGTAGGAACCGCCTCTTCTACCGGTTATAACGTCGGTCAGGGTATGCCTACTGGCGATGCTGAAGCACTTGATGGTGATGGCGCTAATGCCTTCAACCAGATGGCATTCTCGATCGAGAAAGTCACTGTAACCGCCAAGTCACGCGCTCTGAAGGCTGAATACTCCTTAGAACTGGCACAAGACCTCAAGGCAATCCACGGTCTGAACGCTGAAGCGGAACTCGCAAATATTCTCTCCACTGAGATTCTTGCTGAGATCAACCGCGAAGTTATCAGAACCATCTATAAGGTTGCTGAGCAAGGTGCTGTTTCTAACACCGCTACTGCTGGTGTATTCGACCTTGACGTTGACTCCAACGGTCGCTGGAGTGTTGAGAAGTTCAAGGGTCTCCTCTTCCAGATCGAAAGAGACGCTAATGCGATTGCACAAAGAACTCGTAGAGGAAAGGGCAACATTATCCTTTGCTCTGCTGATGTTGCTTCTGCACTCACCATGGCTGGAGTTCTGGATTACACCCCTGCCCTCAACGCTAACCTGAACGTTGATGACACCGGTAACACCTTCGCTGGTGTTCTGCAAGGTAAGTATCGCGTATACATCGATCCTTATTCTGCTAACCTGACCTCTGCCAACGCTGCTGGTGCATCTGGTAACCAGTACTACGTTGTTGGTTATAAGGGAACCAACCCTTATGACGCTGGTCTGTTCTACTGCCCATACGTTCCTCTCCAGATGGTTCGTGCCGTTGGTGAGAACTCCTTCCAGCCTAAGATTGGCTTCAAGACCCGCTATGGTCTGGTTGCTAACCCATTCGCAGAAGGAACCACCCAAGGTCTGGGTCGTCTCAAGGTTAACGAGAACCGTTACTATCGTAGAGTTTCCGTTAAGAACCTTATGTGATATAATTTCCTTACGTGTGAAGGAAGTGCTGAGGGAGTCTTTGACTCCCTCTTTTTTTATGTCGATAAATAGTAAAAAGTTGTCTAAGACAAATGCCTTATCATATTAAAAAACCGAGTATTTTAAACTCTTCTGTTACTTTATACTATGCAGGAAATAGAAGATGGGTTGATGAATTTGCACAGCGTGTTCAGTATGATACTGAAACTGAAGCCAATGCCCTGATGAATAATCCTGACGGTAAAAATGGTGGATGGACAGGAGCATCTGTTGTATCTGAATAATGGCTTCTATTAATGATAGACAGATAGAAAATAGAAGTTTTCTATCACCCACTGGTTTTAAATTTGTTCTGAGTAAAGCTCCTAAAGTAGCATTCTTCAGCAACTATGCAATGATCCCTGGAATCACCCTAGGATCAGCGACTCAACCTACTTATCTAAAAGATATTGATTTACCTGGTGACAAAATTCTTTTTGATGATTTTACCATTAGATTCATGGTGGATGAAGATTTAAGAAATTACATGGAAATACAAGATTGGATTAGAGGTTTAGGATATCCAGAAAGTTTGCAAGAAATATTTAATTTACAAAAAGAACAAAAACTTTTAGATACTGAAAGAACTGGTTTAGAGAATATATTTTCTGACGGAACTCTAACAGTTCTTACCAATAACCAAAATCCAAATTTTCTAATAAAATTTAAAGATCTTTGGCCATATAACTTGACTACATTAAATTTTGATGCTACCGACACTGATATTCAATACTTTACAGCAGAGGCATCTTTCAAGTATACTATTTACAATATAACTGATTTGTCAGGCAAAGATTATGGGTCTGGATCTTGATTCAATTCAAGGCATGTGGGAAAAGGATTCTAAATTAGACAGAGATAATTTACACGAAGAATCTTTGAACATTCCATCTCTTCATGCAAAATACTTTGAATTATACAATACCATATTTCTTCTCAGAAAGAAAGCAGAACAGCAAAAGAAAAATATAAGGCACGAAAGATACGAGTATTATTCAGGTAAAGCAGATCCTGATGTATACATTAACAATCCCTTTCCAAAAAAAGTAAGGGATAAAGATACAATGCAAAAGTACCTTGACGCTGACGAAAAATTGTCTACAGTATGTTTGAAGATAGATTATTATGATACCATGTTAGTCTATATTGAGAGCATTCTCAAACAGATAACTAATAGAACCTATCAAATTAAAAACGCTATTGAGTTTATGCGATTCAATTCAGGTTTAGGATAATGGATGAAGATTGGATTTACGAAAGTGAAGATTTTGATCCAGAGGGAACTTACATAGAATTACAGTTTGGTCCTGAAGATTTACATCTTCTTTATAAATCTGTTTGCGTTCATGTAGATACATGGGCTGGTGGTCATCCAGAAGAACAAGCAAGACTTCAATATCTCAAAAATTTTCTATACAGAGTGGTGCTTGAATATAAGTTTAATATGGATTGATAAATATTTGTAGATGAATGGATCTACGTGATTGATACGACAGCGAATCTTGTTATATCTAAATCCAACGAAGTATTTTTAAAAATTAATACTGAACCTCATATAGAATACGAACTTAGAGATCACTTTAAGTTTGAGGTTCCTAATGCTAAATTTATGCCACAATATCGTGGTAGGAATTGGAACGGAGAGATTCACCTATACGATATGCGGTCTAAGCAGATCTATGTTGGTCTGTTAGATAAGATTGTTTCCTTTTGCAATAACTACGGATATAGTTATCAGTTTGAAGATAACAAGTTTTATGGAACACCTTTTGAGGTAAATGATGGGATATCATTTGAAGGTGTAAGAGACTATATGAAGTCTATATGCTCACACTCTCCTCGTCAATATCAAATTGAGGGAGTATACGATGCATTGCGACATAATCGAAAATTACTGATAAGTCCAACTGCGTCAGGAAAAAGTCTGATGATTTACGCCCTCGTGCGATATTATGTGGATAAAGGGCAAAAAATTCTCTTAGTTGTTCCCACGACATCTCTTGTAGAGCAGATGCATGGTGATTTTCGGGATTATGGTTGGGATGCTGATTCATATTGTCACAAGATTTATTCGGGTCGTGAAAAAAGCAATGATGCACCCGTTACAATTACAACATGGCAGTCTGTATATAAACTAGAAAGATCTTTCTTTGAAGAATATAACGTTGTAATAGGTGATGAAGCTCACCTCTTTAAAAGTAAGTCATTAATATCTATAATGACAAAATTGCATCATGCAAAATATAGGTTTGGTTTTACAGGAACACTTGATGGAACTCAAACTCACAAATGGGTTTTGGAGGGTTTGTTTGGCCCTTCATACAAGGTAACAAGAACTGATGAATTGATGAGACAAGGGCATCTATCTCAATTAGATATTCAATGTCTTATCCTTAAACATCCTCCTCAAAAATTTGAATTGTATGAAGATGAAATACAATATTTAATATCACATGAACAAAGAAACAATTTTATAAAAAACCTTACCTTAGATCTTAAAGGAAACACTCTTGTTCTTTATGCAAGAGTCGAAGCACACGGAAAGGTTCTCTACGATAAGATAAATAATAACAAGGGTGACGACCGTAAGGTATTTTTTATACATGGTGGTGTAGATGCCGAAGAAAGAGAATTAGTTAGAGAAATTACGGAAAGAGAAACCAACGCTATTATCGTTGCCTCTTATGGAACTTTTTCTACAGGTATTAACATTAAGAACCTCCATAACGTTATCTTTGCCTCACCAAGTAAATCGAGAATTAGAAATCTACAATCAATTGGAAGAGTACTTAGAAAGGGAAAAGATAAAACTAAAGCAGTTTTATACGACATCTCTGATGATTGTAGTACTAAATCAAGAAGGAACTATACTTTAAATCACTTTATAGAAAGAATCAAAATTTACAATGAAGAAAACTTTAACTATGAGATAATCACTATTCAATTAAAGAAATGATGGAAGACGACTTTTACGCAACACTTAAATTAAAAACAGGTGAAGAAATATTCGCCAAAGTTTCTGCTTCTGAAGAGGAAAAAGGTACTATGTTAATAGTATCTAATCCAGTTATAATTTCTGAAGTAAAAGGTAGAATGGGTATTGTAGGATATAAATTAGAACCTTGGTTGAAAACAACTACAGATGATATGTTTATTGTCAATATGGATGATGTTCTAACAATGAGTGAATCATCTGATATTGAAATGATAATGATGTTCCAACAATTCTGTCGTAGTTCTAATGATAGATCCAATAATGGATCTTCTATTAGTAGAGAGATGGGTTACTTAGGAAATGTAAATGACACTAAAGATCTCTTAGAGAAGTTATTCAAAAAGAACTAAAGCTATTCTTATCAACCTCCACAAAGGTTATTATATCAACTTTTAAAGACTTGTCAAGTGTGATATAATTCATACATATTATGAGATAAACTTATGATACAACCAGGTATGACCAAGAGACGTAGGTCAGAGCACTATGTAAACAACAAAGAGTTTCTTGCTGCTCTAATTAAGTACAGAGAAGACAAAGAAATTGCAGCAGCAAAAGGTCTTCCCAAACCTCCCATTCCACGCTACATTGGTGAGTGTTTTTTAAAGATTGCCAACCATCTTTCTTTTAAACCAAACTTTGTTAATTACATGTTCAAGGAGGATATGGTTTCAGATGGAATCGAAAATTGCGTTCAATACATTCATAATTTTAATCCTGAGAAATCCCAAAATCCTTTTGCTTACTTTACGCAGATCATTCATTATGCGTTTCTCCGCAGGATCCAAAGAGAGAA